CGCATCAATAGTTATTGCAATCGATGCACCTTCCTCACCTGCCTTACCTGATATTTCAACACCTTTTGTATAGGCTTCACCATCATTATGCACACCATCTTCTGTAACAGAAAATCTTAAAGCGTGTGTTTGATTTGAAGCATCAGATAAATCAAATTTGTAAGTATTACCTTCAAGCATCCTAAGTCTTGGAGATAGTTCACCATCTAAATAAAATTTATTACCTTCACCATATTTGTTATCACCAGCTTTGATAATAACTTCGTATTCTATAGTTTCTTGTCTTTGCATTGGTTCATTACGATCTTGTTGAGCCTGACTAGCTGAACCTGATTCTTTTTGTTCAACATATTTGATAGCTTCTAAAACAACATCTTTCATTTTTTGTTCACCTAACGTGCCAATTATACCCCATTTCATCTGTGCTATTACACCTGCAATATTTGAAGGTCTACCAGCTTTATCACCTGATTTAAATTGTGAGCCATCTTGAAAATGTCTAGCACCCCATGCTTCTCTTTCTTTTATCCAGCTTATGACACCTGCGGTCATTTCACCATTTCTAGCTTTTGTCCATAGATTAAATGCTTCGCTACCTCTGATATTGCCACCAGCTTTATAAATATCAAGGTCATTTTTTTTTACCCCTGCAATAAATTTGTAATCAAACTGTGGATAATTCGAGTTTCGCAAACTGATTTTTTTATCATCCCCTTTGGTTGGGAAATCAGTTGCCATCTTCGCCACCTTGAATATCAGCTTCAACAGGCATTTTCATTCCGAAAGGTTGAAAAGCGGTTTTAATACCATATTGTTCTGCTAACTTTTCTTCTCTTTCATGTTGCTCAAATAACTCCTCAACATCTCTTCCATAATTTGCTTGAACATCTTGAAAAGTTACTAGACCTGATTGCATACCGCTTATCGATGCCATCATTTCTTTTTGTGGGTCAACCCAAGAAAAGCTTCTTGGTATAAAGTTTGCGGAATCAGCAAATTTATCGTATCTGCTCATTGGCAAAGGTTGGTTGGTACTTGGAGATGTTGAGATAGCACCACTTGAGATTGACATTTCAAGCCACTTTTCAAATACAGGTCGAATGAAATGGTCAATGGTAAATCTTTGGTAGAGTCTATACATTTCTCTATCTTCTAACGCACCTGCTCGTAAAGAACTGTAATTTACAGAACTTAAATCGTTACTTAGGGCGTGATAAGAAATATTCAAACCTGATGCAATACTTCTTAAAACCTGTGTGCTAAATGATTCAAAAGCTGATGTAGGATGGTCAGGGTCAAAAGATTTAAAATCCATTCCTGCTGGTAGTTGTTCAAAAGTTCCAGCTTCAGCATTCATTATCGGTACATACTCTTCATCTTCACCATCACCGAGATATGAATCACCATCTTGGCTTGTAAAGAAACCCATTTTACTTGCTGATACTCTTGCAGAAACAATTTCTGCTTCTAAGTAACCATTCAATAATTTTATATTCGACATGGAAGAAGCAGTAAATGGCACACCTCTATTTTGTTCAGGACGATTTGGAATATAAGCATGAATCATATCTTCTGCTTTGACTCTAATATGTTTTTGACCTGCTTGGAATTGATTATCAAAAGGATGGTTTTGAAACAGATAATAGGCTACAGGTTTGTTGCTACCATTTATTTCAACACCCATTTTAACTTTGTTGCCATTGTTTGTGGTATTGTCATTTTTTGTTTCGTCCAAATGATCTGCTTCTAAAAACTCTATCTGATAACCAAATTCTGAATCTCTTGATTTGACATGACGGACTAGTACTTCACCATCTCTGGCTAATGCTTCAATAAATAATTTTTGACAATCAATGAAAGATAATCTGCCATTGGTAGTGCAATTGCCTAAACTACACCACCTACGCCATCTTTGTTCAATGATTCGATTGGCAACAATATCTAAAGAGCCATCATCATTTCTAGCTTTCATTGATAATCTAATACCATTACTGCCTACTACATTGGATTGCATAAGCATTAAGTATCTAGCGACATAACTATCGTTTCTGGCTAAATCTCTTGATCTATCTCTTAGTAGTCTAAGATTATTTTTTATTTCTTCATCGGCAGAGGTAGATGTTTGAAAAAAATCAGAAAATAATCTGCCTGTGTTAGCACCTTGAAATTTTCTAGTGTGTAAAGTCTTTTTTCTTTTTGGTTTTCTATTAAATCTGTCGTACCAAGCCATTAGAATTTAACCTCAATTGTATTACCTGACCTTTGTTTGTTTTTAATTCTTGCTTCTTTTATTTCTTGCAAATACTCAACTTTGTATCTATCTCTGAAAGTTAGTAATTCATCAACTGACATTCTTGACAAAGAACGACCAGCTATAGAAAAAGAAGACTGATCTACGGATGCTCTGTTTTCCAAAACAGCTTGAATATTATCTAAAACTTTTTTTGCATGACTTCTTAAATCAGCATTGGTATTAGCAAGATTTTTAACAACTGTGGTTCTGCCTGTATCTACTCTAATTCTTTGTGCATCTGAACTTCTAGTAATAAAAGCGTTCCAAATGAAATCACCATCTGCATAACTCGCTGTAGTTGCTGATGCTACTTCAACATAATAGGTATCATCAGCTTCAGTTGCTGTAATAGCAAACTTGTGACTACCGCCACCACCGCTATCTTCGTGAAATTCATAAGTCAAAGCAAAAGAAGAAGGTGAATAGGTGTTAGCTAAATCATCTCTTCGCCACAATAACCTATCGCCCACTACGATAGTATCTGGTTCTTGTGTTGGATAATTGGTTCTGTCAAATGCGTTGGACATACTTTAAATACAAAAATTTCTTCTAAAAAGATAGAATTAAAAAGCATTTTATCATTAAAAGGTAAATAAAATTAATTTAATTTATTTGCAAATAATAGTTGTAAATCTCTGTGAACCTGTTAATATAATAACCATAATACACAAAAAAGGAGAAAATTATGAAAACAATAGATACAGACCTACAACACTTTATAAAGGAAATATTACATAGAGTTCATGGTGATAGCGAAACTTTGTATGAAGTTATAGATGACCTTAAAAGTGAATTTAATTCAAGGCAAAAAAGTAAATTTCAAATTGGTGATATAGTCAATATTGTGGAAGTGCAAAAAAATAATACAAAAAAAACTACAGGAGTTATTAGAAAAATTAATCTAAAAACTGCTGATGTTCGTGTTTTACAAGGAACTGAAGTTTATAGAGTACCTTTTGCGATGTTAGAAATATAACTAATACCCCTAAGAAGAAAGCCACCTACTCAGGTGGCTTTTTTTTACCAATCGTTTACCCAAGTATTTCTTCTTCTGCGATTAATTAAATTCTTTCTTTTCTCTTGTTTCGGTTGTGCTTCTTGAGATTCGCTTTTGGTTTTTATTTTATTTAGATTTGGAGAGAGAATATAAAATCCAGCAAGAGCATAAACAAAACAATCCAATGCTTCATTTCTTTCTCTTGTTTGTTTCCAAACTAATTTCTTTTGTCCACGATGAAACTTGATAATTCTTTTCTCTGCTGTAAGTTGTTTGAAATATTCTTCATCGACTGTACTTGGGAAATGGATATATCCAGCTTGATCTTCTTCTGCAACATTCAACCAACTAAACAAAGTATCTTTGGCAGTATCAGTTCCGATTGGATAAAGGCTTACTCTTTGTCTGCCTGATTGTGTTGGCCTATTGGCAATTGGTTTGCCACTTATGCTTTGTCCTTTTACAGCAAAAACTCTTCTGCCTTGTCTTGGTTTTACAAAACCATAAACGCTTTGTGTGGCATAACCTGAGTCAATACAAGTAATTGCTATTTTTAATTTATGATTATTTTCTTTGGTAAATGATGATAATAAATATTCATCTAGTTCTTTCCATACTTCCAATTGGTTAGGGTCTCCCCAAAAGATTTTGTATTCAATTACATATACTTGATTGTCTGCTGACCATCCGACAACTTGTGCTTCTATACGATCTGACTGACAGTCAATTCCACAAGTAAGCACAACGACATTTTCAGGAATAGTTTCATGGTCATAGTTTTCTCTACGATTCAATAAACTATCAGATTCTATCTCCTCACCTTTTTCTGCAAAACATTCTCCTAGTGATGTATTAACCCAAACTCGTAATTGTTCAGGATTATTTTTAGCAACTAAAAATGATTCTACAACTTCTTTCCATGTACGCCATGATGAATACAATTCGTTTAAATGAAAACCAGCAACATTACTTTTATTGCCTTCTTGAATCCATTTACCATTTTGCATCATGTAAGGTTTATCGGATTCGTCAATAAGAACTCCACAACTTTTACACACATAATTTACATTTTTTAAATCATCATCCCATTTAATGTTTGACCATTCTAAGTGTTGATAGGTTTTACAATGCGGACAAGGCACATGATACTTTCTTTGGTCTGATGTATTCCAAGCATCTTGGATTCTGCTCATGCCATCTATGGTTGGTGTTGATGTCATAATGATTTTACGATTCCAAAAGGTTGAAGTTCTTTTTCTTGCTAAATCTACAGGATCACCTTCAGAAGTTGGTTGGTATCTATCAACCTCGTCTAGTAAAACAATCCTACATGGTCTTGATGATAATGATGCTGGTGAGTTACTTCCTGAGATAACTACAAAACCACCGCCAAATGATTTAGATAATATGGTATTACCACTATCTCTGCTTTTGGAATCTTTTACTTTACCTCTAAGAGCATCAGAAGCAGTAATCATTTTAGATAATCTTTGTGTTGAAAAGGCTCTTGCCATTTCTAGTGTTGGCATAACTACTAGCATTGGTGCTGGATCATGGGCAATATGATAGCCAAGTATGTTTAAAAGTATTTCAGTCTTACCAACTTGAGCAGATGACATGATAACAATGCTTTCAATATCTCTGTCATTAAGTGTGTCCATGATGCCACGTTGATATTCAGCACGACTTGTTTTCCATTGACCAGCTTCCGCACTAGATTCTGATGTAAGAATTCTGTGATTGTCTGCCCATTCAGAAACTTTGAGTTTCTTTGGTGGCTTGAACGTCTGTATTGACTGATTCCAGATTATTTGTAGTGTTTTTTGGAAGTCCTGAGTTTGCGAGTTCATTTAATGCTTCATGTACCTCTGTTGTTATTAAATCTTCAACTTCAGAATAGGATTTAAGGCCTAAAACCTGATGTGTAACTTTTGCAGGTATATTTAATAGTTTTGAACGACAATTAGCAATAAAGTTCTGCCAAGTATCAATGACGTCGTCAGAATGAACTAATTTGCTTGATAATACTGCAACTTCTATTTCTTTGTGATCTGCTTGATTCTTAGTAAGTCTTAATCGTTCTTCGTTTATATCATTTGGCACATCTTTAAGATGTAATCTTGCTCTTTGTCTAAGATATTCTATGTAGGCTTTTCGACAAGCATCAATATCCATACCGCCACGACCTATACCTCTTGGCAATATACCTTGTGCTACTAAAGTAGAAATATAGTTTTTTGAAAGTCCTAAATGTTTCCCAACTTCATCTTGATTAGCCATAACTTAAATTTTAGCTAATTTTTTGGAGATTCTTCTTCTTTTGTGCTTATTCATGCTTGAAGTCTTTAGTTTTCGCCTACCAATGCTGGTTTTTTTGTATTTATGTCTAACTTGATTGTAATTTAACTCTCTTTTGATTTTTGCCATTATTTATCTTTAAACAGATTAATATTATAAACCTATGACTAAAAAAATACCGAACATCGAATCACC